TTGCGGGGTAAAAAATAAGGACCAGTTTCCTGGTCCCTTCCCCTTACTCTTTTGTATATATGTACTGTACAAAGCGATGGATCCTTTCCAACAGCTTTACGTCATTTATACATAAGAGCATATCAATAATGGATTTTCGTATTTTTTCCTGCATAGCAGCACCCCCTCGTATAAGATACTTGCATTATACATTTATTTGTTGGGTTTGTGTTGGAAACAGATACGATTTCCAATATTATGGAAATTATTTGTAATCACTATCAAACAAATCAGTTATTTTCACATTTAACGCTTTTGCTATAGCTTCTAATTCTGCTATGGTTGGAGATACCTTTTCATTCTCAATGTTGTTAAGCGTGCTTTTACTGATGCCTGTCATTTTGGCCAGCTTGACAAGTGTTACATTTTTACTATTTCTAGCCTGCCAAGTTAATACTTTCATAAGCACCTCCTGGGTATTATTATCCCCAAAGGATAGCAGGCTATAATAGAGGAGGTTACTTATGGATAATAGTGAGCTTTATGGTAGATGCCAAATCTTAAAAGATTGGCCTGATTGGGATTATTCTATACATTGTGAAAAACCACAGATAGATAGGCAGGGAAGAGCTAATACCTACCCTTTTACATTCGTATTATTTGAGGAAACAGAGTCAGCACGTTTTTCAAGCACAAGTGAATTGCCATATTATGATACAACACTTTCTAGTTGTACGTGTATGGATTTTCAAGAACGTCACTTGCCTTGCAAGCATATGTATAGGCTCGCTGAAGAACTTGGGTATATTGATATTGTTAAGCGTAAGCCTGTTCACACATTTGATAAAGACAAACTGATGAATATTAAGCAATCGTCAGACATTGATAATGAACCAGACCAGATAAAAAGACGTGAAAGTGGTATGAGTTCTAAATGTACTCCTGTTGAAATTGATTATGATAACAGGACTGCTATTTTTAAAGGTTCAGGAAAGACTCCTTATACAACTACCGAATCGACTTGTACCTGTCGTGATTATTTTGTTCGTAGATTACCTTGTAAACATATATATAGGCTTAGATATGAACTAGATAATCAATAAAGCATTGTTGCCTACCAGGTATAGCTCACACATCCAGCCTCCTTGATATATTTATTATATCTAAGAAATCAAAATTACATTTAACTAATATAAATAAAAGCCCTTGTGCTACCAACACAAGAGCCTTTATATAACGACATTTACATAAGCATAAAGCTCCAATGATAAATATCGCCCTAAGCAAGCATATTATATCACCTGGAGCATCGCTTATGCAAGTGGTGTTATTTTTGTACCCATTTTTGAGTTGCACCGGTGCAACTTGCATATATTTTACAGGAGGATGATTAATATGGTATCTTTTGACAGCATTATTATCTATCTTAGAAAGTCACGTTCTGATGATCCGGCGCAGACTGTTGAAGAAGTTCTGGCAAAGCACGAACGTATACTGCAGGACTATTGTATTAAAGAATATGGCAAAGCTATACCAGAGAGACGTATATACAGAGAAGTTGTCTCCGGAGAGACTATACAGGACCGTCCTGTTATGCAGCAGCTTCTCAAAGAACTTGAAACTGATAATATATCCGGTGTCCTTATCGTAGAACCACAGCGATTATCACGTGGAGATTTGCAGGATTGCGGCCAGATTATTAATTCATTCAGGTACACTAATACCGCTGTTATAACACCTACTAAGACTTATAATCTATCAGACGAATATGACCGCAAGTTTTTTGAGATGGAGTTAACCCGAGGAAATGATTATCTTGAATATACAAAGAAGATACTTAACAGGGGACGTGTAGCTTCTGTCAAGCAAGGGAATTATATATGCTCTGTCCGTCCATACGGCTATAAAAAAGTTGTCATAGGCACTGGTAAGGATAAATGTCACACGCTGGAAATTATCCCAGAAGAAGCAGAAGCCATTAAACTTATGTATCATCTTTATCTTGATGAGAATATGGGGTTTACTAACATAGCAAGAACACTTGACAGTCTGCACATTAAACCACTTAAATCTAATAACTGGTCTGCTGCCACTATTCGTGATATGATAGATAATCCGATATACATAGGAAAAGTTGTATGGAACAGCCGCAAAGTCGTGAAAAAATGGGAGAATGAACAGATAACTAAAATACGCCCTCGCAATAAAGGTGATGACGTTATATGTGTAGATGGCAAACACGAGGCAATAATTGATGAACGTACCTTTGAAGCAGCCAGAAACAAAAGAGGTCTTACTCCTAAAGTTAAGAAGTTCAAGGAACTGCGCAACCCTCTTGCTGGTCTTCTCTTCTGCGGCACTTGTGGCCACGGTATGTCTTTGAAAAAATATGTTGATAAGAGAAGCCATACTGGAAAAGTAACTGCTATTATGCTCTGCAACCAGCAGGCTATATGCCATACCAAGTCTGCACAATACGACGACATTCTGTCAAAGATTAAACTATCTCTTGCCAACGCAATATCCAACTTTGAAATAAGGCTTAAGGAACAGGAAAATAATAATATTGACATGCACGAACTCCGCATAGCAAGTCTTGAGGATGAGCTTAACAAGTTATACAACAAGGATGTAAAACAGAAAGATGCCTATGAGGATGGTATATACACCAAGGAAGAATACATTAAACGTAATTCTAAGCTGCAGGAGCGTATTTTTAGTGTGAAGGAAGAGATTGCTGATGAAAAGAATAACATTCCAGTTAAAATTGACTATGAGGATAAGATAATAACCTTTAAAGACTGTCTGGCTTCGCTTGATGATTCTGACATATCCGCAGCGGATAAGAATGTTCTTCTAAAGAGCTGCATTGATAAGATTATCTACTATAACGATATGCCATCTAAGCTAGGAATAGGAAGATATATAGAGAATTCTTTCAGATTGGAGATTTTCTTAAAGCTGTGAACCCGCTGTTTATGGGCATTTACTATCATATCCAACTGCGTGGAGCTAATGAGCTGGGGCATTTTGAAATGATTAGCACAATGGTTCATCAGCTCACAAGAAACCTTACAATGGAACAGATTAAAGGAACTCCTTTTGAAGCCTACTATGTAGACCATACATCAGCCGTGTGGCCTCAGGCGGCAGGTGGTATTCCATTTAATGCGTGCGAATTCCAATCAAAAGGTGATTCTATAACAGATATCGTTGAAGATATGGCGGCAGAACAAAAGGCACGCACAACTTACGATAACCTTATAAGGCTTGCCAAAGATGACCCCGATGTTCTCGACCCGCTTAAATTCTTAAGAGAGCGTGAAATCGTCCACTTCCAACGTTTTGGTGAAGCCTTATCTATAATACAGAGCAAGCTTGACTGTAATAATTACTATCTATACAATCCTGAATTTGATAAAAACTGCAACTGTATCAAGAAATAATTATGCCAATATGAAATCATAGTCTATAGCATAAAATTGGACTGTCGCAATAAGAAAATATAACTATATAGATATACCGACTTAACTATCAATCTATATAATATATACATTTCTTAGTGCGGCAGCCCCTTTATTAATATATAAAGCTGTCTGGCAGGTGTACGCTCTCCTGTATCTTCCTTATATTTCCTGTCTATACAAGCTGCGTGTGAACCATACGAATTCTTCCACATCAGATAGCTTCTATATCCAATAATAATTTGTATCAAATAATAATTATATATTCTTAATTAGTATGTCATAACCTCATATCCATCATCAGTAACGTGAACCATTATTTCCCACTGTGCTGAATATGAATCATCTTCTGTGTATATTGTCCAGCCATTGTCATCATCAACATATACATCCGGGTAACCGGCATTAATCATTGGCTCAATAGTGAATACCATACCGGGTGCCATAACCATACCTGTTCCCTTCTTAATAACATAACTGACAAATGGTGTTTCGTGGAATTCAAGACCAATTCCGTGTCCGCCCACTTCACGAACCACTGAATATCCATTTTCCTTGGCGTGCTTGCTTATTGCATCTGCAACATCCCCCAGATGTCCCCAGGGCTTAACCTGTGCAAGTCCAAGCTCCACACATTCCTTTGCAACATCTACAAGCTTCTTATGCTCTGGTGCAACATTTCCTAAACAGAACATTCTTGAAGAATCTGAAAAATAGCCATTAAGAATTGTTGAGCAGTCAACATTTACGATATCACCATCTGCTAATACTATATTAGATGATGGAATACCGTGACATACTTCATTGTTAATAGATGTACACACACTCTTTGGAAATCCTTCATAATTAAGAGGTGCTGGAATTCCACCCATAGCTGTTGTCTTTTCATACACCATCTCATCAATTTCCTGTGTTGTCATACCCACTTTAATGTTCTCAGCTACATAATCAAGTACAGCAATATTAATCTTACTGCTCTCTCTCATACCCTGAAGCTGTTCTTCATTCTTTATAATGCTTCTTGGTGGAACTTTGTGGAATTTCTTTCTGTACATTTCAATTTTCTTATCAAAATCCATATGACATTCACAATAAGGCTTTTTACTGCCACACCAGCAAGGGTCATTTCTCATTAACTTCTTCATTGTTGTTACTCCTCATTTCTGTGCATATATACACTTTATAATCTGTAATATTACTATATATACAATACCAATTTATAATACTGTTATACATATGCAATACCACATTATATCTGCATCAGCTATACCTGCAAATTACTAATTACTGCTATATATTTACATCAGCTATACCTGTGCATTACCACTATATATCTACATCAACTATACCTGCAAATTACTAATTACTGCTATATATCCTCACCTTCACATTATTGCTGTAATACCTCAACTATAGCTGGCAGGAACTGCTTTTTACGCGAAACAACACCAGGAAGTATTACATAATTGTTGGTTATCTCATCAAGGTTAAATGCCTGCATAAGCACCTGTTCAGCATTCTTACCTGATAACATAACATAAGATGTCTCTTTCATTACATCTGTCAGAAGAAGATATGCAATATTTATCTCATCTGACTTATCCGTAACACTTGTGATATAAGAAGCTTCTTTCTTAATAAGCCCCTCTATCTCTTCCTGACTCATACAATTTACTTGTCCAACACCTACAGTTATCTCTCCAATTGAGAACTTCTTGTAATCCCTATAGAATATCTCTTCTTCTGATTTGTCGGAAAGATTACTTCCTGCCCTGAACATTTCCCTGCCGTATTCTTCTATATCAATACCAGCTATATCAGCTAATATCTGACAGGCATCAACATCATAGTGTGTGCAGGTTGGTGATTTTAATATAAGCGTATCTGATATTATTGCCGAACATAACAGTGCGGCTGTCGTCTTATCAATATCTATATTATGCTCACAGTACATCTGATATATTATTGTTGCAGTACAGCCAAGCGGCTGATTTCTGAAAAATACAGGTGTTATCGTCTGTATGCAGCCAAGTCTGTGATGATCTATTATCTCTAATATATCAGTATCCTCAATACCAAATACAGCCTGATTTTTTTCATTATGGTCTACAAGAATTATCTTCTTCTTATCGGTCTTAATAATATTTCTTCTTGAAATCATACCGACATATCTGCCTGTATCGTCCTCAATTGGGAAATCCCTGTAACGCTTCTTAGCCATTATATCCTGTATATCTTCAATAAAATCGTTTAGCTTGAACTTAATAAGTGCTTCCTGCTTCATAAAGAAACTTACAGGAATGGCCTGATTAATAAGTCTTGCAACTGTATATGTATCATACGCTGTCGATATTATAACACAATTATGCTGTGCAGCTATCTTGGTTATTGTGCTTGATACCTTTGCACCCTCACATATTATAAGACATCCCGCCTCCATCTCAATAGCACATAATTGTGACTCATATCTATTGCCAAGAATTACAAAATCACCCTCTTCAATCATATTTTCCATCATATCAGGATTGGCGGCAGCAATAATCATCTTCCCCTTATTAAAATGCTTATCTATATCACCAGTTATAACTTCGCCCTTAAGGGTATCCACGATATTACTGAGACTTGTGCCTGAAACAGATAATATATCACTGTCATACATTTCAAAATATGACTTAGCAACATCACTGATTGTAACAAGTCCTTTCAGCTTATCATCTTCAATGATAGGAAGTGTCTCAACACCTCTTTCTTTCATTAATTTCCACGCATTTCTTACTGAAAGATCTTCCGATATTCCACTTATCTTCCTGACATCAATATCTCTTACCTGAGGTCTAACATCTTTAATATATGCAGGAGGTTTTACACCACATTTTTCAAGAACATACTGAGTTTCTTCGTTAAGATGTCCTGCTCTTTTAGGAATATAATCCTCACTTCCAGTAATCAGATTTTTCAGCCTGGAATAGCATATTGCTGAGCACACCGAATCTGTATCCGGGTTCTTATGTCCTATTACATATACCTCTCTCATAACAATCTCCATTCTTACGCAATTTAATACAACATTGCTGTATTGCGATGGGACAACAGGCAGTCTTAATGCATACCTGCTTGTCATAGTAATCACGAATATATCATTATTTATTCATAACTTATATTATGAACTCTTATTATTAAAAAGTCCAGTATATAGATGATTGAGTTTTATTATTAAAATCCATTATATATGTGGTTAAATTTTGTT